ATAACTGCTTTACCTACGTGATCATATTCACCTGTAATAACCTTGTTTACTTCAGCACTCATGTGTTTAACAATGGTTCTACCACTTAGTGTAGTTGATTGTCCGATACGTTTATCAAAGAATCTACAGCCTGGATTTAGAATAGCACCATACAAACTGTTCAAGTTAATTTTTTTAACTAACTGTCTTTTATCCCAAAAAACAATTTCAGTATCATTACCTGCTTCTTTTGCTTTTTTAAGCATACCTTGTAATTCTTTACGTTCAGCATACCAACGTTTTAGAATACCCGGAATAACACCTTCAAATTCATGTGTAAAAATAGTACCATTTGAACTTAGCATCCAAGGAGTATTACTATCAAATATTAATTTGTAGATTTCTGCGGCACTCATAGTATCTGATTTGCCATTTTCCCAATCAACAGTAAGTGCTACATCTTTTCTACAGGCCATAACTGCTTCGTATTCTTCTGTGCCAAAACGGCCTTCCCATGAACCTGCAAAAGATTTCTTCTTCAAGTTCATATCTTCGTGTACTCGAGCTTCTGTAATCTCTGGACGCAACTGTCCTACAATAGTTTCTGGAGCCATGTTAAGAGCTCTAATAACACTAGGATATAGACTGTTTAAGTCCATTGATCCAATCCACTTATGCACACCTACTTTTGGAAACGCAACATACGCACCAGCTGCCGCTGTGTTTTCATCGTCACGCTTTGGACGATTAGGAACTTGTAGTCCTCTGTGATGTGCTTCGTTGATAATTGCTTGTTCTGTCACAGCAACAGCACCCATAGTAGTCTGTAGCAAAACAGTATTTGCGTGAGCAAGTTCATTACTAAGATCAATAAATCTTAGTTTTTTGTCCAGCTTGTCCAGTAGTGCAACGTCTTGTCGGTTGTATTCGATAAACGTTCTGAAGTCATTGTTATAAAGTTGATCAAGTGTACCTTCGTATACAGTTTTCTTTTCGCCAACTTCAAGTTCTCCAATAGCATCAAGCCTATATGTGTGTCTTTCTTCATATGTGTATTTACGATATAATTCCAAACTATCTAAATGCACTCTGCCTACTAGGTCATAGGTTTCAGCTGATTTCCCATACTTTTCATATTCACGTTTCTTAGGAAGTTGTTTCCACAAACAAAAACGTCTTGTGTCATCTTTGCTTAGTACACGACTTACACGATTAACAGTATACGGAATATCATAACCTTCACTGTTCCAACCTGTCAAGATGTCACTATCTTCAATTAGATCAAGGAATGCTTGAAGCATGTCACCTTCATTTTCAAAGAGAATACATTCATTGCCCCATTCTTTTACTTCTTCTTTTGCTTGTTCCATAGTTAGTGTCTTAGGAGGAAGTGCAAGTGTTATCAGTGCATCCATCCATTGTAAATGCACAGTAATAGCAGTAATTGGCATAAACGGATCACTTGGATCAGCAAAGCCTCTCTCCGGATCAAAGTCTGTTTCAATATCGAAAAACGCAATGTTTAGTTTAGGAGCATCTTGATTGAGATAGTTTTCACTCAAACATTGAAAGATAGGATTAATATCACTTTCGAATAATTTTTTATTTTTATTAATTGCTAATTCTTTTCGGAAATCTTTTGTATTCTTACAAACAATACGTGTGAGTGGATCACCATAGACACTTTTATGTTTGCCTCTTGGATCTTCATAATAGAAAGTGTATTTTACAGGATATTCTGTATAGTGTCTTTTGCCATCTCGGCGTTCTACTGTTCTGATGATATCAGAATCTCTGTCAAAGTATGCATCGACGTAGCTCATGTTTCTCCTTCGTTGCTTATGGCCAACTTAACCTTCTACATGCCCGACAATAGTTTTGGGCGTACTAATACTTATTACAGGATTAATCCTGCAATATAAATTATGGTTAGTCCTGCGTTGAGGACAACTAAACTTTTTTCTTTCCACAGTATACCTACTAACACCCATATACTGTTAGCAATTATAAATGACCATATATAGTATGGATGAATATTAAAAGCAGCAAGAGTTGCGGCCAACAAAAGAATTGTTGTACCTAACCATGCAAGCCATTGATAGGGTTTTACCACCATTGAGCTGCAACTCCATATCCGAATACATTTATGCATGCAAAATAAAATGTTAGCAACATAACCCAAGCGGCTCCTCTTCGATAGGCTGCATAACATTGGGTAATACTACCTACAAAAAATCCAGGGTAAACAACTAGCATGTTTGGATCAAGTGCAGTTAAAGCAAGTGTCAAACTTGCACCAACTGTAAAAATAAAACTTACTAGTTCAAATGAAAATGCAATTTTATCTGACGTATAGCTGTTCACCCAAAATTCTTTTATTTTTTTCAAACTATTTGTCCTTGCCAACTGTGACAACTAATGTTTCTAAGTCATCAAATTCTTCAGCAACTCTTGACCAATCACCTTTTTGGGCGATTTTAATAGCTTTGTTAATCATACTTGGTTTTATGTCAAGTTCTTCTGCAACTGCTTTCACTGTATCTTTAAGACCTGTTTGTAAATCTTCAACTTCTTGTAATACAGTGACGCCTTCATTTACAAGACGCTCTAGTTTGGCCTTTTCTTCAGGGCCGTATACACGGTCACTCATGTGATTCTCCTTAATTTATGTATATTATATAGGATTATTTAGGCAATGTCAACTGTTTTTTTCTTCGTCTTTGGTTTTATATTGCCATTCGTCTGTGTGTCCTACAGACCATTTGGGTTCAGTTTCAACAGCATAATTTTGGGTACATACTTTGAAATCTGGTGTGAGTAGCTTTTCGGGTGTTAAACTGCTGTCACGCCAAATCACTCTATTGTTTGGTTGTGCGGCAAATTGCCCATTATCAAGACGTATTACATTGAATGATTTGTGTTCTGGATCATGCTCTGAAAAGTTTGTATCAATATAGGAATGATCTCTGTGTGCATTGTCTATGGTAAATTCGTATTCACCTGTGTGCATACGTCTATCTTTGCCAAAGAATTCGCATCTTGACAGCAAAGGTTTTTGCACTACTGTGATATCATAATCGAAACAATCCCATAACTGTAAAACATCCAAAGGAAGTAATTCTCCGTGATCTGTTTTCCATACAAATGCACTTATAGGTAATTTGTCATATAGCGCACCGTAGTCTGTTAGTAGTGTTTCAAAATACAGGGCCTTGTATTTTGTGCTTTTTACACTTATCCAAATACCTGGTGTGTATTCTCCATGACCTTTTTCAAGATCATACAAATATTCTTTTCTTACATAAACTGAAATTGGAGGTAATGGGTGTACTAAAAATGCCATATCATCTGTATTTATTGAGTTCTCTATACAGACGTTCTTTTATGGATTCAGTTTTCTTATTTTTTTCTGCTTTGCTGTATTTGTCTTTTAGACGGCCTAGTTCTTCTTGACTAGCACCTGCACGACCAGCTGCCGCAGCTTTTTTCATATATTCTTTGCCGTGTTTTTTTACACCTGTGTAATATTGTAAACCTGATTCATCTGTTTTTTCATCTTCAGTGTCATCACCTTTTTGTGATTTAAGTGCTTTATCCATTGATATTAAATTATTTCTAAAAGCAGGATTAGTCATTAATTCACTCATTAATTCTACATAAGGAGCAATAGCTATACGTTCATTTTTTTCTAAAACTTCGCCCTTTGCTGCTTTTTTTAATCCTCTAGCAATTAACGGTGCATCATCAACTTCAGGATTAATTGCACCACCTACAGTAGATGCGCCAGGTGTTAGTGCTTTAATATCAATATCAGCTTCCTCCACACTTTCCATTTGCTTAGATGCTGCATCTGCAGCTTGTTTAATCTTTGTTTCGTCTGCATCAGGCATTATTGCTTTAATTGCTTTATATAATGCTTTGTATATTTCACCTTTAGGACTAAATCCTATTTTCTTTGCAATGCTACTTGAGCCAAAACTATTGTCTATTGCTTTGATATAAGGATCATCTTCTTCACCAACTAGTTTATCTTTTAATGGATGAGGTTGTTCACCTGTAGAACTTGGCTTTGACATTTTAGGTGTTGCATCAGAACCTCTAGCATAATCACCATCTTTTTGTTCTTTTAAACCAGCAAGTTTTGCAAAATCACTCATACCTAAATCTAAAGGCATTGAACCTTGTGGAACACTTACGCTCTCTTTTATATAATCTTTGGTTGGTGCTACTTCTTGTGCGCCTGCCTGAGCCATTTGTTTGAGTGCTTGTTTATCTGCTTCTGGATTTGAAGGAAACAAATCCTTCATCATTGAACTCATTTTATAAAAATCATTCATAATTAACCTCTCGATAGCACAATCTTCATTGCTTTTTGTAAGTCAGTTGGTGCAGCATCTGGAAACTTCTTCTTCAAATGTCTAAGTGTACCTTGTGTACCATACCTTCTTAATACTTTATTTACTTCCTCGACATAAAGATCCATATCATCACCCATTCCGTGCTTGATTGTATCCCATGCTTTGGAAAGCCAATTTTCCTCATTAGTTTTCTTTTTCGCCATGTTTGTAGCAATAGCATACACAGCACCTTCTGGGTCCATGCCTTTGTCTTTAGCCCATTTGGCTATGTTAGATTTTGCTTTAGGTTTATCTAAAATTTTGTCAGCAGTCTTGTGTGCTTTTTTAAGTGTTTTTTTATCTAATTCTGTGATTTGAAAAACACGCATTAGCCAACCTTTACACAGTTGTCTACAGTCTTTCCGCCTTTTTTCTTAGTGCCCATGCGTCTGTAGCCTTTCCAGCATACTTTACCGTCAACACCTTTTTGCTTTTCTTCGTCTAGTGTTTTCCAACTAGGTTTACCGCACTCTTTGCAAAGTTCATCTTTAGATTCAGTTTTTTTCTTAGATTCAAGCATAGCACCTAAACCGTCTTTATACGAAGATTTCTTTGCTTCTTCAACTTGCTGTTCAGCAAATTTCATTTCATAGTCTAAATTATGATATACGGAACTGATGTAGTCTGCAGCTTTGGTAATTTTTGATTGTTGCCAACCTTCTAAACCCTGTGCTTCTGAAACACCTTTAAGCATTTCGTGTAATTTAATTGCATATTTTGCTATTTTATATAGATCTGATCTAGCCATTTGCACTTCATGATCGCGTTCTGCCATATCTGCAAGATCAGCTAGTCCTTCGTTTGTTTTCTTTTTAATTTCTTCGTGACGCATTGTTTTCTCCGTATATAGTATTTATGCGTTTTTAGTTGTTTTTTTCTTCTTCTTTGGCTTTGTTGTAGTAGTATTAGCACGTTGTATAGTGCCTGGTCCACCATTTACAAATCCATTTCCGCCACCTGCGTATGCTCCTGCTATAGCAGAAGCTGTAGTTTCGGTGGTTTTTCTAAACTTGTTCTTAAATTTTGGTTTTCCTGCTAAACTTTTCTTGATGTCTTTTTGTACTGTTTTGGGATCAATACCTGCAGCTCTGCTTAAACTATCAGCATCAGCTTGTGCTTTGTTTACTTTATCTTGCATGCCTTTGCCTACAATATTCATTCTGTCCACCATACCAGGGTCAGTTGTTTTACTCTTTAACAGTGCAGCTTGTTGTTGTTTTTTTAGAGCAGCCTGTTTACCAGTCATTGTAGGTGCATCTTCTGTAATTTCATAAACTTTCATAATAATATTTATTCCTTACCGCTTTTCATATTAGCACACCAGTGATACATTTTACCACGTTCGCCTGAATACTTCTTTGCTTTGCGTCTAAGTTCGCTTACACTACCCTTACAACTTGCACCACTACGCTTTACACGCCCTGGTCTGCTTTTGCCTTTTTCCTTACCGTCAGCAAAGTTTTCTGCAAGTCCTAATTCCTTTTGTGGCAAACTGTTAAGTGTTCCTATGATGTGTGTAGTCTTACCCGGAACCCAATCCGGAGCATCCGTATAATATCCACCTATTTTATTATAAACTTGTTTTACCTTACTCATTGGCGTAATAAATGGTATTTGATTTACACCGAATTGTTTTGCCGTAAAGTCAATGGCATCATTACCTACTATAGGCATAATGTGTGCATCACCTTCACCGCTTTTACCAGGAAACTTTTTAATATCTTTTGGTGGAGCAAGCCAAATAACTTTGGGTTCGGGAAGTTTATTTGA